GAAATACTATACTTTTGTTATATATCGGTTTCCAAACATTTATTATCATACCTATAAATAGTTCCGTAAATAAAAAACTATCAGAATCGATATGAAAAATTTTCTATAATCCCAAAAATCCTAATGATTTATCTATGAAATCTTGATTTTCAGATTCACATTCTTTGAACATTTTCATATCAACAGGTGACATCTTATCCATTGTATTTTTACCCCAAACCCCATCAGAATCTACACCAATTTTTGTTTGGTATTTTGCAATCGCTTGAGCACTTTTTGAATTGGGATATCTTCCAATACTTCCATCAACAGTTAGTTTTTGACCCGCATCATCTGTGATATTTTTTTTATTTAAGAAACATTGAATGGCTTTGTTACCTTTTGACATTTCATTTTGTTCAGAAACAACTTTACGTTTCATCGATTCATGAAGATTTAAAATGTTTTGTCTTTCTTCATTTGATATTATAATTTTTCTTTTCATTAAAATAGTTTTCTAATAAATATCCTAATAAAAAAAAAGGGAGTTAAACTCCCTTTTCTAATTCTAATTTTAATTGTTTCTTTTCGTCAACAAAGGCTTGTACTCGGTCATTAGCTATTTTAGTATAATTTGAACTTAATTCAATTCCAATCCATCTTCTATCTAATATCTCAGCGGCAACCAAACTTGTTCCTGAACCTGCAAATGGGTCTAGTATTATATCGTTCTTATATGACAATATTTTAATCGCCTTGGTTGGAATATCCATACTGAATGTGGCCTTTGTCATTGGTCTTGAATCGTTCAAATATTTCCATTGACCAAAAACAAGTTCCATAAATTCTTTTTTGTCCGTTTCTTCATATACAACTTTATTTTTTATAATTCCATCTTCCTGTTTAATTTCAGTAATCACCCCATTCCATTGTGATTCTCCTTTAGTTAACTTCTTTGGGGAATTTTTATATGCGATAATTATACACTCCTTTGGGTTATATATGTATGGTTGACTACAACTCATCCAAGAACCCCAAGCGGTAGTTTTACTTCTGTGGGGTGATTCCTCTTCTAAATCAATTACACCAAACCATTTAAAACCAACTTCTTTCATTACATTCCATATTTCCGAAACGATAAAAATCCTACCACCTCTATCTTTTAGATTTATTTCGTATGGTACATTCACACATATTCTACCATCTTCTTTCAACACTCTAAACGACTCTTTTAACCACTTTTTTGAAAAGTTTAAATATTCTTCTATTGTGGTATTATCGTTATACACATCATAATTAATATTTACTGAGTATGGAGGACTTGTAATTAACAAATCAATGGAATTTTCAGGAAGTTTTGACATAACTTCCACACAATCCCCGTTTATAATTTGATTCAATGTTTGTTCTATATTCTCTATATTTTTCATAATACTCTTTTTTCCTATTTAATTGTATATTGGAATTTTCATAAATATAATCTAAAAAATTGACTATTCCAACAATGTTAACAATCTTAATTGTATATCTTTTCTTGTCTTCGTGTATTTTACCAATATTAGGGATTTTAGATATAACATCAATTAAAAATGTCCTAAAATTTTCAGATGCACAAACTATAGTCATAACTGACATTTTTGTTTTTTCACTATAAAAAAAGTTACCATCACCATCATAATAACCTCTTATAAAATCCTTATAATATTTTTCATCTATTATTGGTTTATCGATAGTAAAAGTTTTTCTTGGTGTGCATCCTTGTTTTATTAAATCATTAACTAATTTATTACTATTAATACGAATAATACAATTATCTGAGAAAGATGGTGTTCCTTTTTTAGATATTGTTTTATTCCGATAGTGAGTCACTTTGTGTTCTGACTCAATATTATTTTTGAATAAATTCAAATGATTTTCATCTTTTCGTGAAAGTTTTAATACAACTTGATTTCCTGACTTATTTTTTCTAACACACCCATCAGCATATAAAAAACCCAACCAATAAGCTTTTTCTTCAGTATCTATAACCTCAAAATAATTGTGATTAACATCATATCTACGATTTGTTAAAGCTAAACTATTCTCTTTTAATATTCGTTTTATTGGTCTTAAAGAAACACCAAAACTCTTTGCAACTTTTTTTAAATTTTTTAATTCGTTATATCTTTCAATAACTAAATCATAATCAATATCAATTTTACTTCCCATACTAATAAATATCTATTAGTGTGTAGAAAGTCACAATATATTAGTAATTTTTCCAAAGAGTTTCAACCTTTGTTTTTTTATTAAAGTTTCCATCAATTGTTTTAACTTCGAACTGAATTTTATTAAATCCGTTTTCTGTTAATTTGTAATATAATTCACAATCATACCCACTAATTAAAATCTTAGATTGAGAATTAATTACTGAGTCTATAAACTCCAAATGTCCTTCTCTATTCATATCAACCTTATATCGAGCGCCAGTTCTTGTAGATTGCTCATAAGGTGGGTCACAATACAAGAATACGTTTGGTTTGTTATACTTGTTGATTAACTTAACCCCATCCATATTGGTTACCATCACTCGTGAGAGTCTATCGTGTAATTCAGGAAGTCTATCTACGCAAGAAAGAAAATCAGATACTGCCTTACTCATTCCTCGTCTTACGTAAGAATTCATTGAAAATCCACCGATACCATTATGAGAAGTTCTATTGACATAGAAGAAGTTAAATGCTCTATCCACAACAGATAGATTTTCATACTTTAGATTTTCTTTACATTCTTTTCTAATTTGTTCACAATATAACGATAAGTCACATTTTTCTTTGAATTGTTGGAATAACTCTTTGTCAGATAATACTTTGTATAAAGAATATACATTTTGTTCTAAATCATTGTAAATTTCAATTTTAGCGGGGTTACTCATTAAACCTACTATGTAACTTCCTCCGTATGGTTCAATGTACGTATCAAATTCTGTTTTAGGGAACTGTTCTATAATTTTATTATAGAATCCACCCTTACTTCCATAATATCTTATTGGTGCATTCATTTTTAATCCAAAACTAATCCGTTATTATTTAAAATTTCTCGAATTATTTCTCTGTATTTTTCGGCAATTTGTATTTCCTGCTCAGAGGCTGGTTCATTTGGATTAAGAATACTTACATCATACTTCGTGGTTTTTCTAAGTTCTTCATCTAAGTCTGAAATAACATATTTCCATTTCATAGCATCAAGAGCAACTCTTGCCTCAACAGATTCTTCAAAACTATCAAATTCTAATATTATTTTTCCCATTTTTTATTTTTTTTATCGTTTTCAATATCTTCTGTATAAGATTTTAGATTTGCTAATTCAATTGACACTCTTCTAATTTCTTCATTTAAAATCTTTATATCATCCATTTTTTCTTCGAAAATAATATAACCTGAATTAATTAATAAGATTTCATTTTCAGTCAAATCTTCATATGACAAAGATAGTTTGTCACACATCATTTTAACATATTTTTTCTGTAAAAAACTCATAATACAAAGATACTGAAAAAAAAGATAAGTTAGAAAAAAGTTATAAAATAAACCATTAAGATTATAACTTGTTATCTTCCAAAAATTTAATTTTTCTATCAAGATAAAATCTCGCTTTTTTTAAATCTTCAATCTCTTTCTCAGGATTTTTTTTACCTGACCTACTTATATATTTAAAACAATTTCCTAAATGAAAATCGAATCCATATACCTCAATTATTTTGATTACCTCATAAGTTTTATCATCACCAAATTGGTAATGACTAGGGTGATTAACCATTTCTTTTTGTTCTTTATTTGTCATCGTTGTTTTTATAATACATGTTAATTTTTTCAGAATCAATTACAAATCTAAAATTAGTCGTCATGATTCCATCTTTTGAATAGTCGCAACTTTTTGAAAGATTGGAACCTTTAACAGGTAATCTCATTCCATTTACAACTTTTCCGATTGGGTCTAAGTATTCAACATAAACATCAGTTATTTTAAACAAATCTTTAGGGTTGAAACTATATTCTACTGTCTCGTAAATTTTTGTTTTCAATACAAAAAATTCTCCTTCGTTTTTTATTTTAAAATTTTTAAAAAGATACTCAGGTACTTTAACTTCATCGTTAAATTTGATAATCCAACGATTGTTTTTTAATGGTTCAATAAGTTCAAATTTAATCATATTAATCTTCTCTATATTCTTTTAATAAATCTTCAGGACTTAATGTTTTATACTTACCATAAAGTTCCGAAATTTCTTTATGACTTACATTAGATGTCATATTGTTGTGAGCGGTATACAATTCTTCAGACATTTTAAGTGTCTCACTAATAACCCATATTATATCGTATGGATTTGCGTTTGATGCTGGTCTTCTATCTTCAAGATAACCTTTCCAATCATTAGTTGCGGTTTGAGCCGGAATTCTAATTGATGCTCCTCTATCACTTACACCAACTGAAAACTTATCAATTGATTGTGTTTCGTGTTTACCAGTTAATCTCATATGATTATCAGAACCGTAAACTTCGATGTGATTTTTATGTCTACTATCAAATGCGTTGAATATTGATTTGAAATATTCTTCCCCTCCAACTTCTCTCATTTTTTTATTTGAAAAGTTTGTATGAAGACCTGAACCATTCCAATTTAAATTACCTAATGGTTTTGGATGATACTCAATTGAATAACCATAAGTCTCAGATATTTTTTCCATGAAATATCTTGCCATCCATAAGTCATCGCAGGTCTTTTTATTACCTTCAGCAAAAACCTGATATTCCCATTGACCTAATGCAACTTCGGCATTTGTTCCTGTGATATTAATACCATGTGTTAAACAAAAATCTAAATGTTTTTCAACTAATTCTCTCCCAACCACATTTGAACCAACTCCACAGTAATACTTTCCTTGCGGTTCTAATCCAATATATCCATTTTTAGACTCGCCATGCCCTAAAATAGATTTGTTTCTACCGTCACGAATGAAGTATTCTTGTTCAAAACCAACCCAAAAATTTGAATCCTCATCACCTAATAAATGTCTTTGATTAGTTTCATGGGGCGTTCCATCAGGATTCATAACTTCACAGAAAACATAAGTTGTTTTAATATTACTATAATGATTGTTATAATACAATCTAACAGGCTTTAAAACACAGTCCGAAAACTTACCTTCGGCTTGCTTAGTTGATGACCCATCGAAATTCCATTCAGGAATATCGTTTAAATTTAATGATGCCGCCTCATTTTTAATTACTTTAACTTTACTTCTCAAATTTGGTTCTGGTGTATAACCATCTAACCAAACATACTCTAATTTATGTATCATTTTTGTTTTATCTTATAAATTTTATTTTCTTCTTCAATAATTCCTTCTTTAACAAGTTCATCCAATAAATCTATACAGTCAAACATTTCCATTTTTAAAACGTGTTCACAGATATAACTAATTGGTAAGGGACTTCTTAATTTTGATAACAAAACTTTAATCTTTTTGGATTTTTCCATCTTGTATCATTTTAATTAATATTTTATCTTCAACACCCTCGTTAAACAACGTGTAAACTTCGGTTGAAAATTTATCTAAAAAAATAAAAGCATCATCTGTAAAAAGTTTAGATAACTTTTGTTTGTTTTTAATCTGACCCATAATTGTTTCTTCTGAAACGAACCTTTTATTGAACCCCATTGTCGTATATTTTTGATATTGTGTTTACGTTGTCTGTTGTACTTTGAGCAATTATCGTAAGTATTTTCCTTTTGAAGATTGGTATTAATGTTTCTTTCAAAGGGAAAATTTGTAAACATGTCACTTCAAATAAAGGATATTTTGATTCCTCATTTTTGTAATATGTTTTAGAAAAATTAGATAAGATTTTTTGTATTGTCAAATCATTTATCTCTCCATTATAAATTTCTTTTAAACTAGTTCTTGTTTGGTTTTTTGTCTTTGGAACTTTTCGAGTTGTGTACTTCCAAACTATAATTTCATTATCTTTTTTATAGTAAAAAAACCCTGAATTGTTTTTGATGTTTTTTTTGTTTTTTCTGATGTTTACGTTTATTGAGTCATAAACAACACTCCATATTGTTTTTGCAATATTGAAGTAATCAAAAAGTTTCGGTTGGCTATATTTTAAAATCTTTTGATACTCTTTATACTCCTCATCACTCATATCAGGTATTTCTTTTACCTTCAAATCAGATAAAACTATTTCATCGTCAGGAGACTTGAATTTTTTATCCGTATAAAGAATTTGATTTTTTGTTAGTAAAGTTTGAATGTTACCCAAATGTAACGACAGTTCAATGAACATAGGATACATTTTTATTTCTTCTAAATTTTGATTCAATTTTTGAAAATAATTTAAAAGAACATATTCCTTTTGTTCAGCATCAATGATACCTTGGAATAACCAATTAGTATCCATTATAAAATTTTTGTTGTTTTTTGAAGTTTTCACTTGGTTAAAATATAACCTTAAGAATTGAAAAAAGAAAGGAATTAGTTAACCCTCATGACATAATATATTTCATCTCCAACACTATCTACAGAACTATAATTCCCATCATAACTATTCATAATTCCCCATCCTTCACTATCAACCAAACCTTGGGCTAAAGAATCTTTATCGATAAAATTATTTAAATCAAGTCCCCAATCTTTAATAAAACTAACCGGGTCATATAAAGCGTCATCAACTCTCCCTTGAACTACTTTTTCAACCATATCATCAGTCACTTCACGTTTACTTTCTTCGATTTCGTCAATTTCATTTTGAGCTGTTTCAATGTTATCATCTATTTCTTCTAAGTTGCTATTTATTTCTTGTAACTTTTCATCGATATCATTATATTCATCTGAATTATGTTCAAACTCACTTTGTTCATCTTCTAATTCACTTTGTTCATCTTCTAATTCACTTTTTCTATCTTCCATTTTGGAAATATATTCTTCTAACTGGTCTTTTCTTTCTTCTTGTTCACTACTTAATTCATAATCATCATCATTGAAATACACATCAGGGTTGTCATACACATCGCTTTCATAAAAGTCTTTGACATAAGATTCTAAATAATCTTTATCAATGTGGTCTGATAAAAAACTACTATTGAAACCGTCAATACTCATCTCATCGAAATAATTATTAGCATATTCTTTTGCGGCATCATCCATTTCACTTTCTGTACCTACGGTGTATTCTTGATTTTTAAAATCAAGACTTAACACCTCAAATTGAGTTAAACCGTAGTGAGTATATCTTGTTGGAAACAAATCATAAACTGTAATATTAGGTTTTAATTCTTCCAATCTCTCTTCTAACTCACTAATTTCATCACTAATTTCATTGTATTCTTCAGGTTCTTCGCTCTTCTCGTACTTATCATTTAATTCAATTAACTGAGATTCTATTTGAACAATTTCCTCTTTTTCATCTTCACTTGGTTCATTAACATCCCCATTTTCAATCAAATATCTATATAACGCGTTAGCCTTAATTCCAAGACTATCTATGTTCGGATTGTTGATATCCCATTCACCTTCTTCTTCTCTATCATTATTTTCCGCCCTCTTTTTAGCTAACTCAATTGCCAGTCTTTTTTTCTGTCTTGGCGTTCCATAGTCCCATACACGGTCTTTTACAATAACATCACCAATGTCGGAAATATTTGTTTCTCCAATATCCAAATTTCCTTCAACATAACCTATATTACCCAAACTATTAACATCAGACCCACTTATTTTAAGAGGTCCTGTAATCCATAATTTTTTTCCTTGAAATTTAGGTAGTTTAGTTATCGCCTTTACGTTATTACTCGCAAATTTTAAAAGTTCGTTAAATTCTTCAGGAGATATTTTGTACATACTTTCATCTTGTTCAACCAAGAACTTTAAGTTTTTCAAAACTTTCTTTTCTGAAAATAGAATTTTTTTATTCATAATAATAAATACTTTAAAAAAATAATTTGCTCAAAAAACTTGACATATTATTGTTATTGGGGATATTTATTGATATAATAAATTTTTTAAAAAACAATTACTATGGGATGTGGCTGCAAAAATAAAGGAGTACAACCTCCTCAACAACCTCAAACTCAAACTACTCCTTCAGGTGCACCGGCACCTGCACCTAATAACACTATCCAAGAATCAATTCGTAAGGTAGTGGAAAAGTATTATAAGAAATAAAAGTAGAATTGGGGTTTGGTAAAAAAATTGAAGGGAGTTAGACTCCCTTTTTTTATTTATCTATTTAAAGTTATCAGAAAATTACATATAAATTATACATGAACTGTATAATACAAAAATCACGAAGAGAATTAGTTAATAAATTCGCAGAACTTATCTTAAACAAAATTAATGATGGTAAAAATTTATTAACACATATTGAAGTTAGTGACTTTATGAATTTCTTTGTTATTAAAGGAGAAACTGAAAGTAAAGAAGTTTTAGACCTAAATCAAATCAAACAAAGTTTTTTTGACGAGCATAAAGATGTATTTCAAAGATATTCTGTTAAAAATTTTAATATTATAGATTTAATTAAATATAATGTATTACCTGTCCCAAAGAATGAATATTATTTCCAATTTTATAATTCAGAAAGACCCATTTACAATCCTGAAGTAATTGAGTATTACTCGGATACTGAAAATTTAATCGATGGTTTGTCTAGTGTTAATTTTACCGATAAGTTAGAATTAGAATATAATTGGCCAATTTATATGATGGAAACAAATGATAAATTTACTTACACATCACAAATAACAATCTCATCTGAATTTCCTTATGGTTACAGTCTAAAGATGGGGAAATCTCATTTATATTACTCAGAGTATATTTCCAACCAACTGTTTAAAGTTATTAAAACTGATAAATTAATTTTCAAAATAACAAATCAAGTTGTTGATAATGATAACAATCAAAGTGATTTAAAAATAATGGTCAAGTCTGAATCTATGTACGACAATAAGTTAATAGAATCCATGGTTTTGGATGTGTTTGATTTCAACTTAGGAAAATTTACAAATGAATACTTGAAAGGTTATAATTTCGATGAGGAAATTAATAAACCATTTGATAAAAAACCTTGGTTAGTATATGATAAAGTTAAAGATATGATTATTATCTAAACCCTTTTTGAATAAGAAATTATTTGATAAAAGTCTTTTTTACCTTCAGTATAATCTTTTACTAACTGTAACAAATTTTTGAACATGAAAGCGTTTTCAGTTTGTTTTTCACATTTGATAAATAATTCAATCATACCTGAAATAAATTCAACCGAAAAAAAACCAAGATTATCCAAATCAAAAAACTTATTAGTGAAATAATCATTGTAAAAAAATTCGTAGTTGTTTCTTTCTTCTGTAGTTTTGAATGGTTCAATGAGTTCATATAGTTCTAACCATTCTGTAACAAAATCTTTAACTACACTTGGATTATATTCTGTTTTAACAATTAAATCAACAATCCAATGCGTATGTGAAGGCGCTCTTAATCGTGACTTGTGAGTTTTATATTTGATTATAAAATCCAGTTCAGGATTCATACCACGACTACCTTGATACATAGCCAAGTAATTACCATCAGTTAATTCCCAATGATTTATTGGTTCGTGTGTAACACCATTTTTTTTAAAAGTCAATTTCATATCTACAATAATATGAAAATATTTTAAATAAAAAAATCCCTTTTGGGGATTTTATTTTTTGAACTGTTCTTTAATAATTTTAACACCATCATCGATTTCATTATAATCTCGTTCAGGTGCAAAAAGTTGTGTTTTTGGTTCTCCATTGATATCTTCAATAATCATGAAAGATGGGACGTATTCGTTTTCTGTAACTTCAACAAACAAATCATATTCTTCAGAATGTTCATCAATATCTCGTTCAACAAATTCAATTTCGTTTTCATTAAGTTTATCTTTCATCATATCACAGAAAGGACAACCTTTCATAGTGAAGACAACCAAAAGTTTATCCATTAATCAATAAATTATTAACTAAGTCTTTTATTTGTGTTTCCATCAAAACACCACTTTGAGATGAAAGTTCTTTTCCATTTGAGAAAGATTTGATTGTGGGAATCGCCCTAATACCTAATTTAACAGCAATCTCTCTATTTTCATCCATATTAATTGTATATAACTGTACTTCAGAATTATTTTTCAACATTTCTTCTGATACTTTTTCAAACGTTGGTTTCATTATGCCGCATGGGCGGCACCAAGGAGCCCAGAAGTCAATAATCAATTTCTCCCCATTTTCAATTTTATTTTCTAATTGTTCTGCATTTATTTCCATATTTTATTTTGTTTTTTTTAATGTGTTAATCATATACTCAGCAACTCCCGCTCTGTCTATAGTTGTTAGTATAAATATCTCGTCTAATTTATTTATATAAATCATAATACCCGATGGGTCATATTCAAATAAAGATTCTCGGTCAACTTTTTTACCTTCATCACTGATATTATATTTGAACCAAAATAATTGTGACTTAGAAAAAAACTTTTTTACGTCTGTTTTAGATAAATCTTTACTGATTTCTATAATACTCGGATAGGTTTTAAATCTTTCTTCAAATTTTTTTATACAATGTTCAGGAATCATAATTTTTATTATAAGTCAAAATCTTCAGGAAGTAAATCTAATGGTTCATGGTCATCGGGTACATCATCCACTAAATTATCTAAGTTTTGCGCGAACATTGGTACATTATGTATATTAGCATTTGGAGAAATATTATCCAAGTTTTTATCCCACTCCATAATTACCTCACCTTTCATAGTTAATCTATAAGCATTGAATTTTTCTTTTGTGTCAAATACACCTTTCGATTCAATTGTTTTGTAACCACATTTAACAATTACTTTAGGAACTTCAAGATTAGTAATTGACTGTGATAAATTGTCCATTCTTAAATCCAATCTTTCTATTACATCATTCCAGTCATCACTTAATGCTTTATTGAATCGTCCTAAAGTTTGAACTCTACTATACTGAATAATATCCTTATTTTTAGAAATTAAAAATTCAATTGTTGCTCTTTCATTGGAATCTTTTGAATTTTTTCTTAAAGACACAATTAAACTACCCGCCCTGTTAACATAACCTTTTACACAATTACTTTGAGTGAAAGATTCTTCATTATACTGTGTTGAGGTTTTAAGTAGTACAGGATGATAGTACTCCCCATTCATTAAAATTGGTGTTTCTAACATGTCTGAGAACCTAGTATCATAAATTCGATTATAATCACCCTTGGTAAAAAAATCTAATAGTTCTGTCCATTCTAAGTGTTCATTAACAAAACTTTTATAATCAGATGAAGACCATTTAACAGGTTCTAAAGTTTTCAATCTATTATAAAAATAGATGTGGTCAAAGAAAGTGTTATGATTAATAACCCCATCTAATAATAACATTAAAACATCATAAATTTTTTTTAATTCTGATTTTGTACCTGAAAACTTTTCACAATCACGGGCATAATTCAAAGCCGTACCGTATTCAAATATCTTTATTAAATCTTGTTCACTTTGAGAAAGAATAAAATCTCTACCAAAAAAACTACAAGTCGTATGAAAATTTGCAGGATTAAAACTTTGAACTTTATGTAAGATTTTTCTAATTTTATCACCT